TTATCTGCAAGTTTATTAATATTGGTTGTTTTATCCAATACCTCTTCCTGATCTTTCTCAAAATCAATCGTCATTCTTTGCTCCTGTTCCGTACAAATCAACCTCAATCGGATAGTATCTTTTCTCTTGTCTATCCCACTTTAAGAGATTAAATCTGCCATTTGTTATATCTGATACCAAACTGCAGACAACACCTATTATAGCAGGATCTCCTGTTAATAACAAGTGGTCTGTTGGTTTGAAATCTTTTAATAAAGTTTTCAATTTAAAAATAAGAGGACCAGGTGAAAAAATCATTTGTGATCTTTCATCCAATAAAAATTTTAACTTACCGTATTCTGCTGCGCCCATAATATTAAATTTAGGACGGCCTTCTCTTGTGCCTGCAATTTCTTGCACAACATAAACATGGGGTAACCTTTCTTTTTTTAGGTCTGAGTAATTAATACTTTCTCTTACTTTCATACTTGACTTTTTATTATAATCCTATATCTATGTCAATAGAAAGTTATGAAATATAAATTTAAAATGAAGCCGTATGCGCATCAGTTGACTGCGTTAGAAAAATCTTGGAATAGAGATACGTTCGCATACTTTATGGAAATGGGTACTGGCAAAACAAAAGTGCTAATAGATAATTTATCAATGCTTTACGATAAAGGTAAAGTAGATGGTGCATTAATTATAGCACCCAAAGGTGTAATAGGTACTTGGTATAATCAAGAGTTGCCTGCACATTTACCAGACCATATAGAAAATGTGACCGTTTTGTGGCAAGCTAATATTAATAAAAAACAACAAGATAATCTAGATCAACTGTTCAAAACAGGTCATGAATTACATATTCTTGTTATGAATGTAGAAGCTTTTAGTACAGATAAAGGTAGATTGTTTGCAGCTAGGTTTTTAAGATCTCATAAATCTATGATGGCTATTGATGAGTCTACAACAATAAAGAATCCAAAAGCAAAAAGAACAAAAAATATTTTATCATTAGCCCCTTTAGCAACGTATAGACGTGTAATGACAGGTTCACCTGTAACTAAAAACCCTTTAGATCTGTACACACAGTGTCAGTTTTTAGACATACACCATCTTGGTCATGAGTCGTATTACTCTTTTAGAAATCGTTATGCTCTAATGAAGAGCGCAAACATATCTGGCAGATCAATTAACTTAGTTGTTGGTTATCAAAATCTAGGTGAATTATCAGATAAGCTAAAACCGTTTTCTTACAGGGTACTAAAAGAAGATTGTTTAGATCTACCCGATAAAGTCTATATGAAGAGAGAGATACAGCTTACAGATGAACAGAAGAAACTTTACAAACAAATGAGAGAAGAAGCTTTGGCTACATTGAACGGCAAGACTGTCACAACAATGACGGCTCTCACACAATTAATGCGACTACATCAAATAACTTGTGGTCATTTCTCTGCAGATGATGGAACAATACAAGAAGTTAAGAACAATAGATTATCAGAACTATTAGATGTATTAGAAGAAGTAGAAGGTAAAGCTATTATATGGGCACACTATCAACACGATGTTAAGAATATATTTAAGTTGTTAGAAGAAAAGTTTGGTCCGGGTTCCGCGGTGCACTATTATGGTAAGACGTTGCCTGAAGAACGAGACTATGCAATCAAAAACTTTAAGACAAATGATAAGGTTAGATTCTTTATAGGTACTCCTGCTACAGGTGGTTATGGTATTACACTAACACAGGCTAGCACAGTTATTTATTATTCTAATGGATATGATCTTGAAAAAAGAATGCAGTCAGAAGACAGGGCACACAGAATAGGTCAAAAGAAAACAGTAACCTATGTAGATATTATAGCAGAAGAAACGGTAGATACAAAAATTGTAAAAGCTTTGCGTAAAAAAATTAACATAGCTTCTAAAGTTATGGGAGAAGAGTTGAGAGACTGGATTTAAGTTATAAATCTTTCTAATAAAAGTAAGGCCACGGTCCCCACCGCAGCTAAAAGAACCCAATAGATTTTGTCTATCTTGCCACCCAATTCGTGAATACCTTTGTGCATGTGTGCAATATTTTTTTTAACTCCGGATACATGTCCGTACAGGGATAAAATATGTTCTCTAGTCGTTTTAGGTTCAATAGCCATTAAGTTCTGTTCCTTAGTCTTATAATTTGTTCTTCGGGCGATAATAATGCAGTCTCCGTTGTTGTCAACCCAGTTTGGGGTATCACATCTGCTCTTGGCGGAGGTGTTATAACTGAACCGCTTTGAGGTAGTTGAGGTGCTGCTGCGGGCGCAGGAGAATCTTGTATTAAATAATCTCCTGTATTAAATATGTTATCAAAATTAAGATCTAATCTTAGACCGTTAAATTGAAATCTTAATTGTTGTAAAGCAGGTATAGCCAATCTAAAAGGATTAGGTTGACCTATGCTTCTAGATATTTCTTGGAATCTAGCCTGTATGTCTTCAGATGGAAAATAAGATTTAAACACGCCTTTGTTTAAAGCATTATATGTATCTTCCGAAAGTTGTCTCTCTTTAAATTCTTTTCTAAGATTTATGTTTGATGTACCTAATAATTGTGCTGCTTTTAAATCTCTGTACATATTTTTTTGCACATTAAATCTTGCTCTGTTACTAGCAATAAATCTTTCTATAACATCGTTAGGTGTTTTCTTACCACCAGATAACACACCAAATGTACCACCAGTAAACTCTCTTCTAGCATTACGTATACCTGATTGATAATTTGTAATTTTAAAACCCATAGACTGTAGAGGTTTAATGTCTACACCTCTAAATCCAAAAAATCCTGCAACCTCTGGTAATACTCTATACTCTTCTCCTCGTTTACCAACGCCAAGAAAAGGACCAACAGTATCTGTTGCACCTAAACCTATTCTTACAAATTGTTTATATGATGGCGCTAACGCTGTAGCTAAGTGTCTAATCTGTATTCCTAGTTTGTCTCCAGCTGCTGTTTGTTCCGTGTACAGTGGTCTGCCGTCCTGTGTTCTACCACCCCTAAACCAAATATCGTTCATAGCTTCTGTAAAAATAGACTCAGAAATAAATGGATCTGATATTTCACCAAACGCTTCTATACCACCTCTAACAAAACTATCGAGTAAAGGTTTTTCATTCTCTTCACCTTTATTAATATTATTTAATAATGTAGTGAAAGGTCTTGCTAGTGTATCGTAAGCATTACCATGACTAAAATCTACATACATAAGATCTCCGTTTTCTTTTCTAATAGGTACAATAGTAGAATTTTGTGACCACTCTGGTAAGAATCTTCTCATAGCTTTTAATTCATCTTCTGAGATATCGTATAAAGCTCTAGCGCCTTCTGCTACTGCAGTTGGTACTACCACTGTAGTTGTTGCCATACCAGCTATTCTTTTTAAACCAATACCTTTTAAAGGGTTTGTACTTTTAAAATAATTTACACTACCTGTTACAGGATCTTTTATTTCTTTTAATGCACGTTCTACTATGTTTGTAGATGTTCTTAATATTTCAGATGGGAACGACATGAAGTTACCAAAAGGTAATGCTCTAAGTGCTCTAACTGTGTCAGATACATACGCATAGTTTGGTACTGTATTTCTAACAATGTCAGCGGCTTCTTCTTTTAATTGTTGTGTTGTTTTTGAAACACCAGCTTTAGCATACGCATTACTTAAACGTTTTCTTTCAATCGCATAGTTGTATATTTTAAATACATCATCCTCTGCTACATACAAATCTTGAAAAAACTTTTGTCCTTTTTTCAATTTACTTAACATAGGACGTAAAAAATTATCTGTGTTCAACATGCCTTCACCAAATTTTACATCTCTTAATAGGCCCATAATATCTCCTATTTGAACTTGTGAGTTTGTAACACCAAGTTCTAATAATTCCTGATAGGCCTTGTTAGCTTTTTCACCTCTTGTGCCTACTTGTAAAGCACCAAAAGCTTCTTGAAAAGCATCCTTAATTAATTTAGGGTTTTCAAATAAAGTACCATTTGCACCTGCAAACGCACCAGCGCTGAATAAATTACGTAAGTGTGTGGGTATGGATAAAACTGTTTTTGCTAATTGAGATATACCTTTTGGAAACAAAATCATATTTCTATATCCAAACGTTATTATTTTTTCTGGTAATGATGCTCCGTCTCTTTCACCTCTAAAGAAAGCACTAACATTATTTGAGTTCCCTATACCCTCAGCTATATCTTTAGATGTGTAAGAACCCTTAAGAGGATTAATTACTCCAGGTACATCTTTTAAAAACTCATCTAATAAAACTACTTCTTGGTTTGGTAAATTTTTTATAGCATCATTTTTATTTCCGTAAAAAAATTTTCTTTGATCCTTTGCTATTGCATTATTAGCTTTTAACAGGTCACCAAAGAACTGTGTTTTTCTTGCCATAGCCGATAGTTTTGTCATGGCATTGAATACGGAATATCTTGGGTCCTGTATCTCACCAAACAACTCTCTAAATACTTTACTACCTCTACCAATAACTTTTGGTGCGTTTGGATCAACACCAGCATATTTACCTTTAGTAACTGTCCTAGCAAAAGTTTTTAAAACATCAGGTGTTTCTGCTCCTGCAGTAAGATTAACATATTGAAAAGCGGGTAGCTGTCCTTTTGGTTTTGTTTTAGGTACGCTATCTAATACAGACGCTACCATAGATCGTCCTTCTTGTTCTGTAATTTCTTTTACCGTTTTATTATTTCTTTGTGTAAATCTAGAGTATCTTTGAAAAAGTCCTACCGCTCTATTTATTGCTTCATCAGTAGGTTGATAGTTTGCAAAAGGTATTATAGATTTTTCATTAAATATTTTATAGGTGCTACCAATGTATTGTTTAACTCTATCGCCCATTATCTCTTCTAACTCTCTGACATTAGTTTTTATTTGATCGGGTGAACTACCTTTTTTTATAAAGTCTAATAATTCTGTAAACGCACCTCTTGAGTTTGTTATTGCATTATACATTGTGCCTATTTTTTCTTTAGAAATATTTTTGTCCTTCATAGTTTTAGTTATCTTGTCCCAAGAAGGTTGGTCTATTTTATTTCTTAGATTACCTTTGAATAAAACATCATCTAACTGTGCTAGAAATTTGTCTTTTTCTTTTTGAACTGATTTATCAAACACTCTTTGTGACGTAGGAAACATTTCATCTATTTGTTTTGTCATGTAATTAGAAAGAGCTTCTGCTTTTTTTGCATCCCCCATCTTTCTACCCATTTGTCTCATTTTAGCTTCAAATACTTCTTGTGGTTTTCTACCTCTAGCTCTAAATGCACCACCAACTTTATCTACTAATCTTAAAAATTGACTGTCGCTATATGCTAACTCTTTACCACGTAGTGCAAGTTCTTTTGCACCTTTACCTACACCATATACAAAGGGTGTAAGTACAATACCTTCTGATGCAAACCTAGTTCTGTTTAATAATTTACGCAAAGCTTCTCCACGATTCGTGTCTGCGGGTTCTCTGTCAAGTTTTGTTGGACCTCCTATCATGTCTCCAAAAGTTCCTATTCTTTCTATGTCTGCTACAAAAGTTTCACCTGCAGCACCACCCATTACACCAGCAGCAAATCTTTTATAACCTGCTTTATCATTTAGTTCTGCGGTTTTCTTTAAACTTTTTTGTAGGTTAGGGTTTTTTAAATTTAAAAGAGTTCCTGCTTTTTTATTTTGTAAAGCTTTGGTTGCTAACTTCTGACCTAATTTAAAACCAACAGCACCTGGTATACCTATTTGTGTAAATGCTTCTGTTAATTTACCTATAGCTCTTTCTCGTGCTACGTCTTCAACCGCGTTAAATACTTTATTGTCAAAAAACTCTTCTACACTAGCTGCTGTATCTGTATCTGCTCCAAGATCAAATAGTTCTGCAGCTAAAGAAAATACTCCTTCAGGTACTTTAATTAAGCCTGATAGTATTCCTGCTGCTCCTGATAGAAAAAAATTTGTTTTATTATTTTTTTCAGCATCTGAAAGAGGATCATAGTATTTGACCATTTATCCTCCTAATTTGTATATCCGGGAAACTCTGGTTGTTCCTGAAGGTTTTTTATTCTTTGTTCTTCTCGTTCTTCTTCTTTTTGTTTTTGGCTTTCTTCAACGCCTTCTATAATACCTTTTTGATACTCAGTTAATTCAACTCCGCCTGGTGCTTCACCTTCACTGCCAGGTAAATCATTACCACTAGCATCTACTTCTGCTAATAAAATTCTATTTCCTTTTCCTTTTTCTACTCTTACATATTTAGTTAGATCTCCTGTTAGAGGACTGTACAAAGCAAAAACGACTCCTGCGTCAGGATTTAATCCTTGTATTGATTTTACAATATTTTGACCATCAGGAACAACTTGACCCGGTGATGTAATAGCTTCAGATGTTTCTAAAATTGTTTGTAGTTTCTTTGCAATAACAGGGTTTCCTGCTTCAGGGAAATTTGCTAAAGCTTCTTTATTTTTTAGTTCAACTCCAGCTATTTCTTTTTGAGCATCTAATCTCTCTGTTTGTAAAGTTCTATCTTGTTCAAACTGTCTGTCTTGACCCAATAGTTGAGCCATGATTTGTCTTCTACCTGCTGCAGAGTTAGCTTTTGATTGATTATATTTAGCCATAGGATCTCTAGCTGCTACTGCACCTGTTTGAAATATATTTCCTTGTGGTGGTGTAGCTAATAAGTTTAAACCAAACTCTGTTAAAAAATTACTTTTACTATAATCAGGAGCTGGAGCTCTTTCATCTAATTGTTTTAAAACTTGTTCTACGCTGCCATCAGCATATCTTTGTCTCATGCCGTCCATGATGCCTGAGTCTTCAGTGCTGCCACCCATTCTAAACATTGGTCTTTTTAAAGTTCTACTCATTGTTATCCTTATTCCGGTTTTCTAAATAAACCACCAACTGTTGAAGCAACTCCTAAAGCTGTTTGTAATGGTGTAAGATTAGGTGTTTGCGATACGTTGCTAGAACCTGGGTATCCAGATATCAATGATGCAATACCTCTACCGTAAGTATCTAATCTACCTTGTGGTTCGAAAGCTTGTAATCTATTACCTTCTTGTTGTGCGTCTAACACTCTTTGTTGTTGCAATTGTTGAGCGGCGCCCACCTGACCCAATGATGCAATGTCTGCTCTTTGTAATTGTGGAAGAGCACCAGCTAATCCTGTTTGTGCTCCAAAAATATCAAATCTATTTTGAAAGTCTTGTTGTCTAGCTCCTTGTGCTTGACCAAAACCTTGTTGTAATAATCCTGCTTGTAATAAAGCTCTTTCTCTATCTGCCCCTAATCCGTATTCAGAAAGTTGTACACCCGCTCTACCTGAACCAAGAGCTCCTAATTTAGCTTGTTGATCTCTTAATGTTTGTTCTTGCATAGCTCTATTTCTATCGAACTCACCTAATGTTGTATCAATAATTGATGATTGATAAGGAGACATAAAATCTTCAATACTTCCTGCTCCTGATCCTGCACCTGATCCCAACATACCTTGTGCACCACCTAATGTTGTTTGTGCTTGTTGTAAAAAAGGTTGATATGATCCTATACCTTGTCCTGCAAGAGATACTGCTTGTGTTTGTAAAGCATCTTGTCCTGCAACTTGGGGTGCGAATCTAGATGTATCTAAAGGTACAGCAGTTAAACCTGTTAACTGTGTTCCGTAATCTTTGGCTAGATCATCTATAAAACTTGGTGCCTGTGTTACTGATCGTGCTACTGCCATTATTTTTTATCCTTTTTATTTTTATTTAATTTTTTCTTTACTATACCAGTTCCCACTACTGCTGTAGTTCCAACGGCCGTAGCTTTACCTATATTTTTTAACGCTTTTCCCGGACTTTTAAATAAAAGATCAGGATCCTCAGCACCTTTTCTATCTACATAATCAAATAAAGATTCTTTTTTAGGCTTGTTAGATTTTTTACCAAGTTTCATTATGGCTCCCATGCCTTTTGTAATTAATCCCATTATGCTACTCTGTCCTCTAGTTTTTTCATTGTTGCGTACATTTTATCAGCACCTTTATCGACGTTGCCGCCGCCTGCTGCTCTTACTGCATCTGCTGTAAATACAAATTCGTTTTTAGATAGTCTTGCTGGTACATCGTCAGCTCTTTCAGCTTCACCCATTGGTACAAAACCACCACCTCTTAAATCCATTTCATTGCCGCCCATGTCCATCATGCCGCCTTCTTGTGCCATGGTTCTGTTTGGTTGTTGTTGTTGTTTTTGTCCTTGTAATAATTCTAAAAATTCTTCAAATTCCATTTCCATAGGAATTATTCCACTTTTTTTGTATTGCATAAATAGTTGACGTGTTTCAGACATTGCATCATCATAACCATAAGATGCCATCACACCACCTTCAGCCATTTTCATTATACCACCGTCTCTAGCTTCAGGCATTTGTTCTATCATCTTTTTTCTTCTCATATATTCTTTATAATCTCTAAGAATCTGATCTTGCATACCGCTCATATCTCTTTGTTTCATGTCTTCTAAAAATTTGTCAAAGTCTTTTTGACTACCCATGATACCACCGTCTTCAGCTTGTTCTCTTTGTTCTGTAAAATCTCGTGGAGCGTTAGCTGCATAAGTTGCTGCCATTTCTTCTGGTGTAAATTTTCTAGATTCTACATCTGGTGAAAATCTTAAACCAATAGCTGAAGCTGTTTTTGGATCTGATATGTTTGCAAGTTTAGCTATGTCTTGTAAATTTAATCCTACGTCTTGACCTGTGTAAATTGGGTCTTCTTTATCTTTTGTAAATGCACCAGCCAATAATCCTGAACCAAGTGCAAGTCCTGGACCAGATAATAAACTTGATAATATACCGCCTTGTCTTCCTGTAGTTACAGGTTTGCCTGTCTTTGGATCAATCTCTGTTGGTTTACCTAAAAAAATATCTTTAGCAAAATCACTTGTTGCAGCTTTTTTAATTCCACCACCTACTCTTTGAGCTCCGCCTAATATATTTTCAAGAATACCTTTAAACCCTGTATTTTTAGAAGCAATATCCTCTCCTCCAGTTTTACCAAGTAAATAAGAACCACCTAAAGCAGCAGCTGCGGGTAAAGCAACTTTCTTAAGAGGGTCCATAATTTTCTTTTGGAAGAACGAACCTATACCATAGTTTCGTCTACCATCTTGGCCCATTATTCCGCCGTATGCTCTTAACTGTCTGTTCATTTGAAATCTAGATATTGCCATAGTTTACCACTTTACTTGGTTTTTGGGAACAAATCAAGCGAAGGCATGATTACTTTGACATCTCTTCTGATGTCAGCTTCTGGCACGCCTTTTGCTTTCCATTCCTCATCTGTATTGTATTTTTCACCTGTTTTCAAGTTAGATATTGTCGTTATTATCTTTTCTGGCTTTATTGTTTGCATTATGTCGTTACCTCTCTTGGTTCTATTTCTAGTATTGAAGCTATTACATGTAGCTCATTTGCATCACTGGCCTGTACTTTTAAGGCCTCACCTGCTTCCATAACCAAGGGTTGTGTTAGAAGCTGTGTTGTAGCATTTGAAGCTATAGCTTTTGTTTTAAATAAGCTGAATATATTAGCCGATGCGTCCACTAAAGTCACTGTTATATTGGCTCCTGATCCAGCATCTTCAGATACTATAATAGACTTAATTACAGATGTTTTAAATGAAGGCACTGTGTAAACAGTTGTTAAGTCTGTCGTTGTTAAATCTACCTTTGCGTTTATAAAACTATTAGCCATTAATTAATAAAGAAGTTAAATGCTTCTACCTCGTCTTTTAAGTCTTGTTGATACGTTGTGTTTAATTTTTGTAAAATACCATCGAGATCTCTAACCTGTGCGTCAGCTACAGATTGCTTATACTCTTCACTTGGTCTTGTTAATACTTGTACTATCTTTGCCATTATCTATATAAACTTGCTAGCCCTCCACCAGAATAACTTGCTCTACCGCCGTATTTAAAAGGTGTGCCAGCAGTGTCATCAGAAAAGTCTGAGGCACTCGCATTACCTCCACCACCGCCGCCTCCGCCTCCATCAGAGTCACTACCCCCTCTATCTCTTGGATCTGGAGCAGTAGGAGTAGGTTGAGCAAATTCATCATTAATATTTCCACCATAAGTTCCATCAGCGTTTGTTAGATCGCCAGTTTCTTCATCTACTGTTGTGCCTTCAGCACTGTAAAAATCGTTACCGCCGTATGTTCCTGTTACTTGAAAACCTTCGTCAATCGGAGTGTCTGGATCAATAAACGGTCCTTTAGGTATGCCAGGTGGTCCTTTAGGTATGCCATCTTGATTAAAGAAACCTAGTCCTTTAGCTATGTTTGGATTTTTACCGAAAAATTTTGAACCTAGAGTTAAAGCTAATGGTCCAAATATAGGTCCAAGAATACTTCTCGCTATTAAACCCATTATTCCTTGTTTAGCTATACCACCTAAAGTTGATTTACCTTTACTTTTTCCACTTGTACCTTTCCCACTAAATCCACCGCCTGTTACATTATCAATAAATTTATTAGTTTTATCTTGCCCACGATTCAAAAATTGCTCCGCGCCTCTTGAAACTAATTGACCTGCAACTAAATTTCCTATTGTTGATAAATCCATTATCTTCTTCCGTCCGGTTGTATATCTAATCGAAACGTGCCAAGTTTCCAATCCTGACTAGTTCCTGTGTTTTCTATTTTTAAAGCTATAGCTCTTGCTCTCGCTCTAGTGTCCACCTTACTAGTTGATGATGTTATTGTAAAGGGACCAAGTGATGAGCTTGCTGCTGCATCATTTGAAAAATCTCTAAGGTTTAATGTAACTCTAGTATCTCCTGTTTGTGATATAAAATCAGGCACAAATCTTCTTATCTTCATTATATATTCACCATCTCCTCTAATATCTGCCGTGCCTGAGGTAGCTCCTCTTGCTACTCTTTGTGTGATATCAAAATCACCTGATAATATATTAGCTGTAATAGCTGTTACTGCACCGCCTTTAACTTGATCAGTTCCTGTTTCGTGTTGATAGTATGTTGATATACCATCTGTATTTCCTTGAACATATGTAGCTGAGCTAGACCCTTCTACACCATCAGCATCATATTCTAATGCGTGAGGTTTACCGAATACAGCAGAGTCTTGCCATGCTGTTCTAGCTAAAGTTCCAACTGTCCATATTGGTCTTTGTGGCGATGAATCTTGATAGTTGTAACAAACCATTTTGTTTACAATCGCAGAGTTTGCGGTTGGATAAAACCACATAATTTCACCAAACAAATTATTAAGTCCTGCAGATATCATTTGATTACCAGAATCTAAATTAATATCATCAAATACAAAGTCTTCTACTAAACATGTTAATGATTCAAGAGCACCAGCATATCTAAAGAAACCATTTTCTGAAAACCAATATGCAGCTCCGTCTACTTCAACCACTGCATTCTTACCTACTAATCCGCAGTTGGTTCCTGCTTGTATGAAAGCAAATGTAAAAGGTTGACCTACAAAACGCATTAAGAATAATGCTGTGTCTGTGTAAACATAAATAGAATCTCTACCTCTAATAGCTCCCATGATCCGTGATCCGTCGGCCAGTCTCTGTGTACCAGCTGTATTGGTTGCTGTAGGTGTATAAGTATTAATATCCTCTTGAGACGAGAACCTTACAAACATATTATCTTGTGTAGACTTTGTACCGATCGTTGTTTCAGTACCAAAGAATACTAAGTGTCTATCCGGTGTAGATACTAACATATGTCTTGATGCAGTTGGTGCGCCAGATATAATCGTGGCTCTTGAAGATGTTGCATCTGTTGCTGCTGAGTTCCATTCAAATACTTCACCATCAACAATTAAACAAATAGCTTTGTCACCAAAGTTATCAATGGACCACATACCAGGATCAACAATTAAGTCACCTGATGCTGCTTCTCCCCATGCAACGTAGCTTGATGTGTTTGTAACTGCAGCTCCTGAAGAGTGTGACGCTGCTGTTGTATTTCTCACACCTCTTGTTACACCTGTTAAAGTGTTTGTAGATATACCTGTGTAAGATATTTCTTCTGTTCCTACTTGTATAAAGTTTGTGCCTGAAGATGGGAACTGTGATGCATCGTTTAATGTTATACTTGTTGTAGAGCTATTAATGTCAGAAGATAAAACTGTAGTAAAAGCTCCTACTTCTTCTCCACCCCAAGACCCAAGAGACCAACCAAATCCTTGTGCTTGCACATCGGGACCTACGTGATAGTAATGTTGAACTCTTATACCGCCTGATTGAGTTGCACCAGATCCTGTCTCATTGGAAGGCATTGTAATTGTAATCGTGTTAGATGTAGGTACGGTTGTAACCATAAATCTTATATCATCAAAGTTTGCTGCTGCGTAATTTGAATTTGTAATAGCACTAAAATTATCTAGTAATACAATGTCACCAGCTTGAATACCATGATCGCCCGAAAAGTTTATTGTAACAGTCGCTGATCCGTTAGTTGTACTAAATGCATTTGATAATGTGTTTGTAGATTTAATCGGATGTATGTCATAAAACACTCCACCTGAATAAGCGTATAAAATTCTGTTTGATCCTATAATAGAATATTTTCTACCTAAACTATTAGTGAATTGATGTAGTGCTCTTGCTGCACCTGTTATATTGTCGGCACCTAGTTGTTTCCAACCACCTATCTTTTCAGGGAATAGATATCTAAAACGTACATTATCACAATCTATCCACTGACTTTCAGCAGCGGTAGCAGTAATTTGTTTGTTTATTCCAGGTGCAAAATTAACCTTCTGTAACATAGATCTCCAGATTATATTAGATTGCGTTGATTATCAACGAGTTTTGGGTATACCCAACATAGGTCTTTTATCATACAAATTGGCTTTTGCAAACCTTCCATCTGCATGATTATAGTGTAGAAACACTTGTCCGCAAAGCTTTCCTTCAAAAGGTTTACGCCAATGCTCTAATTCACAGCCAGAATAGATAAGCATATCACCAGGTTTTAGATTAACTTCTACACCTAATGGTGCACCTGGTTTTA